CTATATTGTTGACAGGAATATGTTTGTGAGATATGGCATGCAATGTTAGATGTGAATATCGCTATCTACGAGTTCCGAGATTTTCAACACTATATCCCCCGGAGGAGTCGTGCTCCCGGTTTCGTATTTTGCGATATTGTATCTATTGGTACCAATCCTTTTGGCTAATTGCGCCTGCGTCAGGCGCAAAGCCATACGAGAATCTTTTACAAAGTTAGCCGTTTTTTTCCGTTTGGTAATCATGGGCGCACATTACAACCTTTTTCATGCGCTTGTCAAGCACAAAAAAGGTGGGCAATCAAAAAAAACATTTAAGGAGGTGACTTATGGAAAAGAACACTTTGTTGGTTTCGGTATGCGTGACTACTCCCACAGATAAATCAGTGGGCTTTCTTGCTGGATGATCGTAAATTATTAAAGATTAACCAAGAAGATGTGGCGGGGGTCCTGGGAATAAAAAGGACAATAGCAACTAAAATTTTTAAAGAACTCAACCTTTAGATTTAAAAAACCCCGAGGCTTAATCGTTCAGGGGTTTTTTGTGCATAAACAAAAAAAGTGCTTGACAAGCGCAAATGGAAGCGCCATAAAGGAACAAAAAGAAAGGGAGGAGAAAATTTATGGAAAAGGAAAACGTTGAATTGTCGTTGGCAAACCTTAAAGACGGGGCCGCAATCGAAATGTTCGATACAGTTCTCAAAAACGATCTGATGCCGAACATCCAGGACCCGAACACGGAGCATAAACCGGAAAGGGAAATTACCCTAAGGGTTAAATTCAAGCCGGACGAAGATCGTTTTTTGAACATTGTTGGGATTGAATGCTGGCCCAGCAAATTGGCGAAACGCAAAATGATTACTACACAGGTCGCCATGGACGTGGATCGGGACGGGGCCATTATTGCGAAAGAGGTCATCCCGGCCCAAAGATCTTTTATTAATGAACTTGAAACGAAGGTGGAAAAGGTTATGCCCATCAGAAAGGAGAAATAAATTATGTTGAAAGAATTCGTTGAAAAAATTACCGCGCTGGCCGCCCCGAACTACAAAGACCTCGAAGATGGTCGAGTTTATTCGGATAAACACTTAACCCTTATCACAGAACCTGAACCGGAACCCATCCAAACGCACAACCTGTCCAGCCTTATCGAGTATATCAGAGAGGCCCTTGATGACTCACCGGGACAAATCATCAATATCGTAAGCCCAACTTTAGTTACGCTTCTCTCCGAACTTAACGCCCTTCAACAGCGGAAAACGTATATGGAAATTTCTTATAAGATGCCTGCCTTTCCGTTTGGGCAGTATCTTTCGCTTGATATATTTATTATAGGCTTACAGTCAAAATTCGAGGATACCCCCACTCGCGCTGAAATCCTGAAAATTATTGGCAATGTGAAGTCTGAAAATGTTGTCACAATGAAAGATGATGGAGTCTCTCAGAAAGTGGAAGTGGCTACCGGGGCCGCGAATGTGGATAATAAAATCATACCGAACCCCGTTACTTTAATTCCTTACCGGACTTTCCCCGATGTAGAGCAGCCCGAGAGTCACTTCATACTTCGTATGTCTTCCGCCAATGGTCTCACCTGTGCTCTTTTTGAGGCGGACGGGGAGCAGTGGAAGGTTGCTACTATGGCGAATATCAAAAAATGGCTGGAAGAGGAGCTCAAGGACACCTTAAATTCTCCGACTATTTTAGCATAAGTGGTTTTTGCATAGTGGGGTATGGTACGGTGGGGTGGGGTTGGGTCAGGTCCGGTGGGGTGCGGTTTGGTAGGGTGAGGTGAGGTGTGGTTTGGTGAGGTGGGGTATGGTGAGGTAGGGCAAACAACCCCAAAAACATTAAACATCTAACACACGGGAGGATACAAAAAAATGGAAGAGCTAAAAGTCAAACTAATAGGGACAGCCCCCTTGTTGACTCACAACAATCGAGGTGCGAACCCTCTTGGTGCATATGCTCAGGCAATGAAGCCTCTTACATCAAAAAGGAATAAAACAGATGTAGATTACGGGGAGATTGCACGGCTTGAATGGGAAGCAGGGCTTTACTTAGATAATGGCGTAGTAGTATTGCCTGCAAGATGTCTGGAAAAAACCTTTTTGCTTGGTGCTCGAAAAGCAAAAAACGGGAAGAAGTATGAGTCCGGGGCTATGGTTAAGGAAGATTTCTGCGAACTTAGTTATAAAGGAACCCGGATAAAGGTAACAGAAACTGGTGAAATTCCGAACCCTGATCTTGATAAATATTATGACAAATTCTGTCATCAGGCGATGGTTAGGGTCGGCACTAATCAGGTGCTTAGGACACGACCGATTTTCTATGATTGGAGCTTGGACGTTACGGTCTCTTATAATGAAAGTCAAATTGATGAAAGATCTTTGTTCAAGTGCCTGAAAGATTCAGGAAGGTTGGTAGGTCTTTGCGAGCAGAGGCCACGGCTTGGGAGTTTTGAAGTGAAAAAAATTGAGGAAAGCGAGTGAGGCGTGGTGTGGTGAGGTGGGGTGAGGTAGGGTGAGGTGCGGTGAGGTAAGGTGGGGTGAGGTGTGGTTTGGTGAGGTGGGGTAATTAACACATCTATTGGGAGGACAGTTTTATGGGCGAAACAGTAATTAAGCATTATCCAGGGTGGGCACATGCTTTGGATGTTATTGTCGAGAGAGTGGGCAAGCAAGGCCATGGGATCTTTTTCAGCCATGAGGAATTGAAAAAGCTTATGGAGATCAAAGAGCCCAAGACTATTGAAGACTATAAACAGAACAGTCTTGAATACATGAATAGCGTTGATCATCTTCGCAAGGAACTTCTTCAAAATCATCAAATGTGGCTGGATAACAAAAGGGGCGATGGATATATAATTTTACATCCCGATGATCAGGTATCGAAAGTACCAAAGGATTTAATTGCAAAAGCATCTGCTGTAATGGGACAGGCAGTAAATGTGCTAACCAACGTAAGGGCGGAGCTTTTGAGTTTGGAAGCGGGAGCAACCAGGTTGCGAAATTTCCAGAGGGTTGCCTTCCTGCAACGATCTTTTAGAAAGAGAAAAATACCACAATTAAAAAATCCACCCCATAAGCTTAAGGCTTTGGCTGAAGGGGGAAAGGTTAAGTGAGTTGAGGTGCGGTGAGGTAAGTTCTGGCCTGGTCGGGTGAGGTGTGGTGGGGTCAGGTACGGTAGGGTTTGGTAAGGTCGGGTATGGTTGGGTCTGGTGCGGTCAGGTCTGGTAAGGTAGGGTCAGGTTGGGCGAGGTAGGGTATGGAAATACAAGAAAAAATATTGTGCTCATTTTGCGGAAAAAGTTTGGACGAAGTTGAATTTTTAATAAAAGGCCCTGGCGTTTATATTTGTGATGAATGCGTAGCTGTCTGCCAAATGCTTGTAAAATGGGAGCGGGAAGCAAGGGAAAGGAAGCCGTTTAAAATCAAAAAAGAAGAGCAAGCCTAATTTAAAGGAAAGGAGGCTGAAATGACTGGAGCGAGCCACAAATATTGAGAAACCCACATCGAATGAGCGTGCCAGGTGACAAGAGAAAACCATAACTAGAGAGCGAATTAAAAAAATCAAACAGGAAAGGAGGTGAAACCCATGATTAATTTAAGGCCAGTAGAAAGCAGCATGATCAGTCATATAGGCTATGACGAGGAGGACAGGGTGCTCAGGGTCAGGTTCTCAAAAGGCGCAGAATATGACTATGCAGATGTACCCAAGACCGCGCATGATGCGCTCATGAAGGCACCGTCAATCGGTTCACATTTCCATAAACATGTAAGAAATGCTTATACGGCAAGGAAACATGGCATCGCCAAGAAAGCAAAGTGAATATCCCAGTGTAACGGAGGTCTTATCGCCCTATTCGGGGTACGACACCATTCCTCCGTGGCATCTGGAGAAAGCAGCGGAGCGCGGAACGATTGTCCATGCCCATTGCGCGGCCATTGCATTGGGGCAGTGGACGCCTACTCCGAAAGAAGAATACCGGGGGTATATCCAGAGCGCCAGGCTATGGTTTGACGCATTTGTGGATGAGATCCTGTTGGTTGAGGAAGAGTTGATGGATCCAGAACTTTGTTATTGCGGACATCCTGATCTTATTGTGCGTTCTCAAAAGTTGGGGGGGGTTATTCTGCCTGACTTTAAAACGCCGGTCAATGTTCATCGTAAAATATGGGGGGCTCAGTTAACTGCATATGAAAACCTGGCAAGAAAGGATTTTCGGTTTACGCTTCCACCGATTAATCGATTAGGGAGTCTCCGCCTAAATAAAGACGGGGCGATGGCAAAGTTTGACGAGTTCACCGAAAACAGGGTTGCATGTTGGGCTGCGTTTTATGGCGCTTTGATGGCGCACAGGTTTTTTATTGGATAGCGATGAAGGGAGGATAAACAAGAACGTGCCCTACATAGTATGTAAACGAAAAAAGAACAAGCCAAGGATAAGTGCTTTAGTTTGCATGGAAAGATGTCGATTCAAAAAAACCTGTCCCGAATATCTCGAATTTCTTAATGCTACCAAAGACAAGGAGGATGAAAATGGCCACAAAGGACTCTTTATGGAAAGGAAAACAAAAGAGATTTAAGAAGGGGGCATGCATAAGGAGCCTTGCAATGCTTTTGGAACAGCTCAATAAAGCAATTTCAAATAAATAATTTAAGGAGGATTTAATGGCATTTGCATTTAAAGCATCAAAAGAAGAGATTCCGCCTGGCAGGATCGAACAGGCCCCAGCCTTGCAGATCCAGGTAAAGCCTTTCGATTTTAACGCAGCCAAAAAAGAGTTTGAACCATACCGTAAGCAGATTGAGCAGATGAAAAAGCAGGCTCTTGCTTTCGAAATTACGGATAGCAGTAGCAATGAACAAGCTATTGCTATGATGGGGCAGGCCAGAATAATATCAAAGAAGGTAACGGGGCTGAAGAACGCAAAGCTAAAGCCACACAATGAATTTCGCACTAAACTTATTGCGTTTGCTAAAGCATTTTCCACCCCGTTAGAGGACATTGTATCAAACCTCAAACAAAAAACTGAAAACTACAGCTACCAGGAAATAGTGAAAAAAAGGAAGGAGGAAAAAGAAGAGAAGGAGGCAGCGGAGAAGCGGCAGAAAGAATTGGATAAAATAGCGGCCAAGGCCGGTGTTGAAAGTATTAAGCTTCCCGAAGTACCTGTTGATCAGGGGAAAAAGCTTCAAACCCGGACGGAAACCGGTTCATCTTTGAGTGTCTCTCTCGAATGGACAGGGACCGTTACGAACCCGAAACTGGTGCCAAGAGAATATTGTTTGCCCGATCAAAAGAAGATTGATGAAGCGGTTAAAGCGGGGGCCCGGAAGATCCCGGGAGTGGATATTAAAGAGGTTCCGAAATCAAGATTACGCGCATAGCGCACAACAAAAGGAGAAAACAAAATGGCGAATGAAATGGTTGTCAGGGAAAAGGCACTGTCTTTAAGGGACTTTCTTTCCAACAAAGATAGGATAAAATCGTTTGAGGCAGTTTTGCCGGCATGGTTAAGCGTAGACCGATTTTTAAAAGTGGTCTTTTCGAGCGCATTGAGAAATCCCAAAATACTGGATTGCACAAAGGAAAGCATTTTAAATGCGGTAATGGGTTGCGCGACCCTTGGGCTCGAACCAATTCTTGGGAGAGCATATCTGATCCCTTACAACAACAATAAACAGATAAATGGTAGGTGGCAGAAGGTTTTGGAATGCCAATTTCAACCAGGATATCAGGGACTGATCGACCTTGCGAGAAGATCGAATACTATATCAGACGTTAGAGCCTATAACGTGTATCAAAATGATGAGTTCGATCTCTCATTCGGCATGACCCCGGACATTCACCATAGGCCGTGGTATATGGTCCCTGAAAAAGCGGGAGAGGGTCCGGGTGACATTTTTGGAGCCTATTGTGTGTGGATACTTAAGGACGGGACAAAGCATCCTGAATTCATGCACATTATGGATATCCACAAGCGGCGGGATAGGTCCCAAGCCTATCAAAATGACATGAAGTATAAGACTACTAACTCCCCGTGGCTTCAATGGCCAGAGGATATGAACTTAAAAACCGTTATAAAACACTCCTCCAAGATGGTCCCGGCTTCCATAGAATTCATGCAAGCGGTATCCTATGATAATGATGCACAGATGGGTAGGGTAGCCTTCGACGGTTTCTTGTCTGGTGGTATGGGCACAGCTGGTCCTCATGACAACGAGGAGGCCCTTGATAAAATTCTCACAGAAAAGGGTATTGAAAAAGAAAGGGCCGATAAGTTTTTTGAATTACTTGTTGGAAAATATGGTTCGCCCAAAGAAGATATTGTATCCAGCGCCATTGATGATCCGGAAAGTTTTTTCGTTGAATACAAAAAATGGGAAGCCGTTGCCTACAAGAAAGCGCTTAAAGATACAATAGGCCAGTTGAAGACAACGGGCCTTACAGCATGGGAGCGAAAGAACCACAACGAGATAGAAGCATTGTCCGAAGAGGACAAAGGCTTTTTCATCGACAAGTGGCGCCGGACCATCAAGGCAGATTATTATGCGGAGGGGCAGCCAGGATATAAAGCCCCTCAATCTCAAGCCGGTGGGGAAGGGGGAGGAGAAACGACTGAGGATAAAAAAGAGGATAGTAGAGAAGACGCCAAGGGTCAGGGCCAACAGCCCCCTCCTGAAAATGATCGTTCGGCCAAGCTTAAGGTTGAGTTCAGGAAGGCCATGTTGATTTATAGGGATAATGAAGATGAGGGAATCGGTTCAGCAAAGTTCTATCAAGTCCTGAGAAGCGCAGGCTTTCAGGAGATCGAGGATGTCCCCGAGAACGAATTCAACAATATACTGCAGGCTATGGAGGACGCACGATACACTGCTTAACTTGTTTTTGCCAACACATTGTCTGCGACTCCTTACATGGGCGCCCGGCCCGTCCTGGAACCCAAACCCTGGCCTCTCGCAGACAATTTTTCATGGTAGAGACCATGGGTAAGGCCGGTTTCCATCTATTCAACTGTTCGTTTTCTTAGGAGACAAATTGAATGTCGAAAATAAAAATAAAGCCGTGGGTTTGTGAAATTTGTGCAGAAGCTTTTGATGCTGAAGTAGATCTGCTTGCACACCAGTTTAACAGTTCGTGCGAAAAAGAAATTTTAGAACGAGAACACGATGAAAACGAACAAGGCTGATCCAGCCGACCACAAAATCCGTGGCGGCTGATACACACGTTGGGGGGAAATATGAAATATAATATTGGGGATATAGTAGAGGATGATGAAGGGAATAGTGGTCATATAGTAATAAATTGGGATGAAGGGCCAAGCCCCATTGAAGAGTGTGCGGCTCATTCAGGTATAGTTGTAGTGGGTAAATGGCCTAATGTCTCCCCTAACCAGTCACTTGAGCCGACTCGAAAAGACGAGCGGCTCAGCTAATCGTATTAGCCAGAAAGGGAAAAAATGATCGCTTACCATGAAGAACAGGAAGTATCGCACATATCATTGGTGGCCATTGAAGATGATAATGGTGAAATTGTTGGCCGGTTTCGCTTTGGCTATGACCCGGATCGTTTTGAAGGGCGCGGTGAATTTGGGGAACTGATAGTTAGTGATGAAACCCAACGCGCTGAAATTGAGGAGGCTACATCTTACCTCCTCGATTGGCGATCATGGATGCGCTAACAAGCGGGTCGAGCGGACGCTGAAAAACGCGCCGCTCACCCTTAACGTTATGCCCTTGAAGGGGGCGGGGTGTGAGGTAGCGCTGCTGAAGAGCATCCGACAGTGTGTTTGTAATAAATGGAATTACCGTGTCGCAAACGTCGATTTCATGGAAGGAAACATACTGTTCCGGGTTAAAGACCCGGCGTCACCTTGAGGGGCATAACAAGCCAATCCAGCCGACCCGAAAAAGCAGGGCGGCTGATTAGGGCGTTAGGAGGCAAATTATGGATGTTGAAATTGTATCAACTCCAAGCTCAAAACGTTACGCATATGCCGTGATAGTAGGATGGTGGCCCGAACGGTCTCTGAAGGCAAAAGGATATCGCAGTGGAAGCACTTTATATATTCGCCAAGCTACGAAACGTGAGCTTGTAGAATTGCAAGAAGCTATGCGCTGTATATCGTACACGTACGCAGATTGGTCATCGTTGGTCGCTGACGAACTCTTATACGGCATAGATGCTAATGCATGCGTGAGTCAATGGTTATATGGAGGTGTATTGCCATACGAACCAGCTAACCAAGCACTGGACTCTGAGCGGGAAAAAGCTGGCTTGAATTCGGAAAGCCCGAAATAACTCAAAATTCTGAGCGCCGATAGGTCAGCTAAATCGTTATCTAATTAAGGAAGACATTGATATGAAAATAATACGTAATACATATCCCATACACGAAAACTGCCCTCATGCAGAGGTAGGGGATATAGTAGAATGGGAGCTCTCAAAAGGGGCGTACCGATTAGTTCGTGAAAAAGATGGTGCTCATCTTTTTGCAATAGCACCTGTTAATTCCGAGGGCAGATTATACTCAAATAAAAAATTTCCACAATTAACAGGCATAATTGCACAAGTGAAATCAAAGGGATGGGTAATGGAAATTAGATAATCAGCAAATCCAGCCGGCCAAGTAACCTTGGCGGCTGATTGAAATGTTAGTCTTTTGTTGTGCATATAGGAGGCTTCTTCAGGGTGCCGCTGGGGAAACCCCACCGAAAGGTGACGGACGGACTGACCACACCAGGTCACGAGCACGTCGGAGGGAAAGCATAAAACGAAGGCGTCGGGTCACGCCAATCCTATATGCACAGTAAAGGACTAACAAGCTCAATCCAGCCGACTCTAAAAAGTAGAGCGGCTGATTAGGGCGTTATGTGCTTGATGGGGGGGTGGCAAATGCCGTACTGGCAAATGTCGGACTGGGGAACGACAAACTTACAAGAAAACCGGTCACTGTTGTTTGGGAGTCCTGTACCTGGGAACAAGATGCGGTCGCGCCGCTATTACCTTGCCCCTCACCATGAAGCACATAAGGGCTATCCAGCCGGCCTCGGTAACTTTGGCGGCTGATCAGCTACGTTATGCTTTGGAGGAAGATGGTTGAAATACACGTAATGAATGAAACACGGCATTAAAAAGTTGGCGAAATAGGAGGTTATTTTGGGAACAAAATTGACCGAGATTGAAATTCTTAAAGAAGCATTACGGACTGCAATATTGAACACAAATAGAGTAAGTGACAGATGTATTGACTATGATCCAGCCGGATCAACTTACGAGATTGATTGGACAAACGAAGTCAAAGAATGGGCAAAATTGTGTGACTTAGACTTAGAGAAACATGACCCTGTTTTACATAGACGCATATGACCAACCAGCGAGGTGAGCAAATGGAAAACACATGGCCTGAAGGAAGGAGGCATGTGATGTGTCAGTAACAATTTATAATCAAAAAGGGAAAGGCCATTTGGGAGGTAGAGGTAATTATGAGAAAAGAATTAGATATAAAAAATAGGCTTGAGGCGGAAAGTTTGAACTTATCAACAAGAGCTGTACTTTATGAATGTGCTGGTGATTATGAGCGTGGTTGGGTCGCTGCGTTAAAGTGGGTGCTGGTTGACAACGGCACCTCCGAACAAGCCGTTCAAACGGAGTACTGTCCCCATTGTGGTGGGCATCTGTCTCACGGTAAATGTTGGGACTGTATTGGCGATGGTTCTAATCGCACCGCTTAACTAAATCGTTATGCAACAACCAGAAAGGAGCACACAATGAAGTATAAGATTGAATATTTGAACTGTGGGAAAGCGTCAAGAAGTTGGATAATCGAAATCCAGGCACGATTCCCAACCAAGCGCCAATGTACTTGGGAAACGGCAGCATGGAACAGCGAAGGCTTGTGTCTCGGGCAGTCTCTTATCTGGTCCATTATTAAATTCTGGTGGATAGTGCGCAAGAAAATCAAGGCCCGCCAGGAATTGCCGGGAGAATTTGAACTGGCATAACCAATCAATAAACCAGACAGGCGCATAAAGCCGCGCCTGCTGGTTATTTTAACCGTTGCTAATCAACTGTTATAATGCTTGAGGAATTTAAATTATGGGTTGGTCAAAATCAGATTATAAAGGAAAGGTTTGCTGGGAACAAAATGGGCAACGAGTGTTTGATACGGCAGATATTGAAAAATTAGAAAACTCCTTGTTGAGCCCACCATTATTTGAATATAATATTGGCAGAGGTATAAGATGTGTTCTTTTTCTTTTGGGTGTTTTTATAGGAGCAATAATAGGCATCGCATTACAATAAGTCATTGCAAGCGGAAAACCGCCTGCTTAACTTAACCGTTATTATCTAAGGGAGGACCCAAATTATGGGATTTTTTGGTAAAATATTACAAGAGACGATAGACGTTGCAACAACTCCTATTGATGTCATCAAAGATGTTGCAACGATTGGCGGATATCTTACTGATGAGGATGAGCCATACACAGTACAAAAAGCAAAGAAATTAGCAAAAAGATTTGAGGAAATTTACGAGTCTTTAGACGAATAAAGAATGCCGCTTAACCAAAGCCATGCATTCGGACGGGCAGATTTGCTAAGAAAATTGCTTGAATTTAAAAAGAGGAAGTGAAACTTGGATAAATTTTTAGAGTTTCGAGAATTTGTGAAGTCAAAGCCTGATTCAGACTTTGCACAAGAATTCGTGCTTGACCTTGTGAATGAAGTAATCAAGCTAAAAATCCTCCATGAAGGCTTGATAGATCCATTTGACGAAGCCAATGACTAAAACCAGGCAGTCCATAAGAGTACCGACTAACCCTTCTTCCGCCCCATAGCTATTCCTGCCAGCACATATAAGGCTTTCTCGATTACTCCACTTGCTTCTGAAGTAAGTGGCGCCAATATAGCTATTATGCAGATTGAAAATACTGCCACAATTACCAAGTCCTTGTCATCATAGTCTGTAAGTTTCATGTCAATCCTCGTTACCAAAAGAGCTGTCCCCGCCCCTACTAACTGCTATGTAATAAGTTATGGCACGGTACAAAGCTGGTTCATCAAAAAGGTTATCCTCTTTCTCTACGATTGAAATCATGTTAAACAGGAATAGCCTGTCAGCAAATATCTTATCTTCCCGGTCTCCCCCTATTTCATACATGAAGTCATGCACTTGGCAGGCTTTAACCACATTCTGCCCCCATAAGGTGTCAGGGACTAACCAGTCCCCTATTTTCCCAGGACCTCAACCGTATTCATCAAGGCGCTCCTGCGGAAGAAGAAAGAAAGAAGGTGGGGCTAATATCTCCCCGAACTGCTCTAACTTAACCAATCTGCTAATGAAATCCATTTGTTCATCCCTCTAAGAAATGCAGGGTGAGCTTAACTTCCTCTCCTTTTATGATAGGGTTGATTCCCCTTCTCATCTGACTCCTGATACCTGAATCCTGCGGTGTCGTATCAGGACGTGCCCAGGATTAGATTTGGCCAAGCGGGAGCAGTCATCTGTTAATCCCTGCATTATTCTATTCTTAAATAAGTTGTTTCTATGTATTATTTCGGGTCATACTCCACATGAAAAATGTCTCGTTCATCATCATATTCTACTACGTCAAAACCCTTTCCAACAGCATTCTTAATAAACTCTTTAAGCATTCCCTGCCTCTTAAAATCGAAGGCTTTCCCGTCGTAATGAAAACTCCCAGGGCTATGATTCCCTTCCATTAGCGAAGTAACAAAGAAATCTAAATTATGACTGAAATATAATTTAGCTACATGCCCAAAAGCTTTACGGGTATGTTGGCTTAGTCTTCCCTTCACTCCCTGTTTTATCCATACCGTGTTCATCAAGTAGTTCCTCCGAATAGGCTGTAACGGCTGTCTCTATCAATCTAAGGTATTGCCTGACCTCCCTCATGCAACCCTCTATTGCGGTCGTTGCGTTTCTAACAGCATGCCATAGATACTTCAAATCCTTCAATTCCTGCTCTGTCATTCCGGCACCTCAGCATTTACGCTCCTGGCGATATTAATCATCAGCTTCCGTTGATAAACTTGTTCCACTTTGACATCAGCTAATTTCTCGGCAAGATTATTAGATATAACCTCACACATTTCCTTGTCTGTCTTCTTATCCCATAACTCCGAAATGGCTTCTTTGCTTTCGTCGCTTGACAGCTTAGTCCTGCTGTTACCGTTCTTTTTTGAGTTGGGCAACAAAAACCTTTTAATCCCCATAGCACCACCTCCAATAACTACAAGCGCTCCTATCCCGAAATTGACTATCTCCGCTGTTGTCATAGATTCCATTTTACATCTCCAAGTTAGAGTTAGGTTGCTTCAATTATTGCTTTAAAAATCGGATCCATATTTCCGGCTAAGTGGCAGGTTATCGTAATACGATGTCATTTCGTGTTTCAGGGTGCCTATGGTTTCCGGCAGTTTGTTTTTCAAACGCTCAAGCTGATATATTCCTTTAATATCGGGGATAAGATCATCCATTAATTTAGCCGCTTCCGCATCGTCTGTTTTAGTAGCCAGAATCAACAGACAGAGCAGTTTATACGCATCAGCCAACTGGTCCTGTGGATCTCCGATTTCTTTTTTAAGTTTTGCCCTGAGTCGATTCTTGTTTAACAGGGCTTCCTCGTTTGCCACGTCTTCAGAGGTCTTGAGGCGTATAGTCCCATTTTCGTTAATCAATGATTTGCGGTCCCGGTAGGACATTGCAATAAGCTGGGCACCCGGTACTTTGATAGCATGCAGGGTCATATCCGGCGCAACCCAGATTTCAGCAAGGTCGGCTAAATCAACCAGCTTTTTTCCATCCCACCGAAGGCGTTCAAGACCAACGCCTTTAGGGAGAGAGCCAATTTCGGTATCTCCATTTGGGGTAATGTTTGTTATTATGTCGTCTTGGATTATTGCTTTCATTTTTTTAGGCTTGCTTGTAGACTATTGTATAGCCCTTCATGTGTGCGCCACCTCTGCCAATCTCCTCTTTCAGTTGAATCGCCATTGTGTACCAACCGCTTTTTGCCGACACATTAAGAATGGACTCAGATGTCCAGGCATATGAACTTTCGTGCACATCAACGGTAGAACTATTGCTCCCACCAATAACAAATCTCGCATAGACTCGATATCCAGGTGTCTCAGAGACAAGGTTTGCTACCATAGCTAAAACTTCTGCATTCGCAGGGATATAGATTCTGTGGTTTAATACAGTGACCCAGTCTGTTCCTGTCATACTCACCACTGGACTTGCATCTGACGCCGATACCAAATTAACGGAATAAGACTCAATATTTCCAAGGTCATGTGAAATCGAACCTATTGCAGAATCAAGGGCTCCTGCCTTATTATCCAAACCTTTCAGATGCGCCGAAAGGTCGTTCACGTCAGAAGTTTCCGCCACATCAGTCGGCGTATAATTTGACGGATTCCAGTCAATATCAATTTTATCCCCATCAAGGTATGCACCGTCCGTAAAGTCCTGTCCACAGGGCTTATCGTTCGCAAGATCCCATATAGATAACCATGCTGAATTTGCTTCGTTCCGAACTTTCAGGATATGATTTGTCGTATCAACCCAAAGCTGTCCAGCTACTATATTTGCTGGAGCTGAGGTTCCCTTAAATGTCGATTTGAGCACGGCAAAGTTATCCTTTATCTGCTGCAAGTCGGTTGCTGCTACATGCCCTCCGCCATAAGTGTCATCATCCCATGCCATTTTATTCCCCCTACTGACAAAATTTTAAAGTGAAGTTCTCCACCAAAGCATTTACATTTATATTTGGATCTGTAATTGTTATTTCCATCTGAAAATATCGCCCGGTTGCGATTGCAGATAATATTTCCAATTTTCTCACTTCACTTGTCGGTGGACTCGTATCCCCATATTTCAGTTTCATGGCAACTGAAGGACCAGCGCTCAACGTAAATATCTCATTCCAGGTCTTTGTGCTTGCGCCGCCCTGATCCCAGGTTGTAGGACTTGGAAGCTGATCATCCCATGTGGTGCCGGCACCGGTTACCGCAATATCAGCAGAACAATAAATCAAATACCTGCCGCTTGTTCCCCGGTCATAAATTGGAGAGGTATATGTCCCGACCAGGACATCGGCGGTATGAGAGCATTTCAAATAATCATCGCTTAAATATGTTGTGTGCTCTGTATTGTCATGGGTTCCCACCCCATTATAATCGCAAGTTTCCGTGTTCTGCACAGTCCAGCCATCTGGCGGATCAATCATTGTTACTGCCTTTGATCTGGGGGTATCACCATACTCCCCGTTGTTACACAGGGTATTTGCTATAAAAGTGTGATTTCCCGGTTTCACTCCATACAATGAAAAATTTGGAGCTCTCAAAGCCGCTAAAAATATTGCGCCTGCCCAGGAAGTACCAAGACGGAACTCATAAAGTTCAACATCTGTATCACTTACTTTAGCGGAATAAAGATTTATTGTATTGGAATTTACAATCGCCTCCAGAGAACCCAAAGAATCCGGTGCACTCGTATATCCCTTCACCATATTATGCAATTTGATATCGTTTACATCTGCCTGTTTTGTTCCCCATATGGACACGACTTTGAGCCTGACATAATAATCCTGACCCTCCTCCACATTTTCTATGGCAAAATCCGTGTTCACATTATAGAGATACTCATAATCTATATTATCATATGAAAGATAAACCTCCACATGATCAAACCAGGCATAAGTAGAGGGGACATCGAAAGTAATATTTAGCCTGGTGAAAGTTCTCAATCTATAATTATAGGTTTCTTCCGTCATACTTGCATTTTCCACAGCAGGCGGTTCATCTGTTGGATCAGGCAGGGAACAAGCGTAAACGCCTTCAATAGCCGTATCATAATCGTCATCATATAAATCCAGGCTCTCATAAGACATGACTAATTCAATCAAACCATCCGGCAATATATTAGCATCCTGCACTCTCATCAACTGTGAGGATATGGAAAGGGCGGAGTAATTCAAAGTAATAATATCATGAGGTTCTAATTTCAGAGCATCGTCCCGAAAGCGGCCTGAAATTGTACGATCTAATCGTAACCGCTCTAAATTATATGTCCCTAAATTTGCCGCCATTTCTCTGTCAGTGCAACCTAACAAATCCAATTGCCTGACTACTCCGGTATCGTCTCCTATCATTAAATCGTCAGTGACAAATCCTTTTTCTTTGTCAATCAATCTAACCCTCATGCCGTCCGGCTTTTTAAACTTAGACGGCTGGGAAATGGAGATTGCGGCCCTGCCCTGGACATCCTGGACTATATGCTCATCATCTAAAGTCATACAGGAGCTTTCGTAATTCAGGTCTGCATATCTCAGATAATATTTACCGTCAAACCAGACCAATGTTCCGCGGAAGTGGGCCATTATATTGTTTATCGTGTCGATAGCGGCCTCATCTTTCGTTACAACCAGATTCAATGTCCAGCCCTTTGTGTCGCAATAATTAGCTGCCGCCGTCCATGAGGTTATATCCAGTTTTGCGGAATTTATCCCCATTCCGTATCTGTTATTGGTAATGTAGTCGTATAAAGCCAGGACCGGATTATCAGACCATGCTGTTGAACTATCTCTAAAATCAAACAGCTTGCGCCCCTTGAGCTCGACCTGCCGACTCGGCATATTCTGGAAATAATCCATATTATACTTTAACCTAAAAACAATATAACAGGTATATCTCAGGGGATCAGTCCATTCGGCCAAAGCGGCATGAAGAGTGGCATCGACCGCTTGGTTTGACGCACCATTATGAAATGCATACCAAACTTTATTTCCAAATTCTTTTTCAAGCTTATCGCCCAACCATACTTGGTCATTTCCGCCAGCAGTGTTTATACTGTCACATTCTCCTTCGCTCAAGGTCTGCACAATCCAAAGATATTTATTATCCTCTCCAGATGTACCCAGATAGACATCATTCCCGCCAACTTTTTGCGTACCATAAACTACACGTATCGGCTCCTGCGTTGACCTTGTGTTAAGCTTCAGGCCTTGGTCTTTAGCCTGATCAAGGGGGGAAGTATCCGGGGCATCCGGTCTGTTAAGCATGCCATAGGCAGTTGAAACAACGGATACCGCAACCGCAATATATGCCCCGTAAGCCTTAGCGAATCCCGCTACAGCTGCTATTGCCGTGCCCATTTTATTTCCCCCACCTGTATGCCTGCTTGATAGTGTATGCCTGTAAACTGGCCAGGGCAACTCCCGCATCGGTAAATGCAGAAAGCACCTTATCCCCGCCGGCATGAATTCCAATTGTCAATTCGCCCGTTTCCTTGTTTTTCAAAATGAGGAGATCACCGGTAAATGCAAACTTCGGTTTTATCTTTTCTCCTAAACTTGCTAAAAATCTAAACAATGTGGCCTTTGCCCTCGGCTTATTCGTGTTCCATAAGGCAGAATATGTCTCTCTTGTAATTCCCTCGAATACATCCGGCACAGGAAGATTTCGTTTTTTTGCTACATCTAAGAGAAGGCTTACACAATCATATCCATTAGAGAATGAGCCATTACCCAAAGAATATTTGGCACCTACCAGGCCAGACGTCATCTCCGCCATTCTCAATTTTTTCTTTTGCGTTTTCATACTGCCCTGTTTTTCCCCCACCATATTTCCCTGTCAACAATCGATGGTAGCCACCTGAACCCACCAAAATTATTTGTATTGCTCAAGGCCGCGCATCTTGCGTAGGACCTGTCGCACCAGGTCTCCCCGCCCGAATATCCGCACTCCGCGCCCTTAAAGACCTTCCACCTGCATGATGCAGAATGTTTTGCCAAAGTCTTTTGAGACCAGCGGTTAAAAATACTCGAAACCGTAAGGCTTAGCTTCTCTTCCGTAAGCCCCCACCCATTTATAAACCCCTCAAAAAGAGTCTGCGGTGAAGCAATAACCGCATAATCAGAATCAAGCACGGCTAATTTAAGGCTGACGTCGCTGCCCTGGGGAATTCCGCCTACGAAAGCGGAAGTAAGTTCGTCGTCAAGGTTATCTATCTCCAATTTTACCTGATCAATGACCTTGTTCAGGCTGTATTGTATGGGCTGGCTCTTAAAACCTCTTGGGTTGAACAAATTATCCCCTATCGCAATGGGCACATCGCAATCCGTATAACGATAATGAGTGCCATCTATTTCCATATCGATGAGTTTGAAGGGCCTCAACTCTTCGGCTTCCAGTTGAGCCATTATATTGGAATCAATATCACGCATTTAACAACCCTTTAATCTTTAATCCAGAAGTTATCAGTTTGTTGTAAAAATTATTGTAGCTCATTTTGTCTTCTTCAAATCGGCCATGGATTTTCAAATACCCGGTAAAATCAGCGGTAATTCGCTCCCCACTAACTGGTGCGGAATAAAAGTTGATCTTATCCGCGCCGTCCGCTCCCGCCTCCCCGCTAAAATTATAGTCCACTCCTTCAGATTGAGTGACCCCATCAACTTTCACTGTAACGTCCGAGCCTGTCTTACAGGGTAAATTAAAATCAACAGTTGTGCTGTCCCCCGTTCCGACATATTCGCCCTGGTAACTATCCACCTCCATATACTCGGCCAGGGTAGTATCCATAAATAAATTGAACGCTTCGAATGCTCCCCCCCGATCTATATGGAACTGCCATAAGATTCTGGCGTCCGCTATCGGGATTTTCTCAAAATTCAGAGAAATATCCCTGGTCGGATATAATCGCTTCTGCTTTCGTTGCTCTTGCCCAAGGTCTTCGAAATTCGTGATTAACGTTTTACCGCTAATAAGATCCACATCAATGTTACTTGGAGCACCTGCCGGCGTTAAAGTGTTTGGGAATTTTGCCATGTTATATCACGCTCCTTATTGTATCCCTTAACTGCCCGCCCTGTTGTAGCCCTTCAATTACGGGGCCAATAATCGCACTTGGGTTTCTATGCGCCATTTCAATAAAGGATTGTGCATCGTTTGCGAATATATTGATTATGGGGCTTCCCTGTTTTTCTTCTCCGCCCCCTTCAGATTTAACGCCGAGGTTCCCGCCCGGAAGACGTGTCAGGGGCATAACGGCCTCTGGTCCCGCCTCTCCCATGACCCCCGCGCCTCGTGCCATGGGAAATAGTGTGGCCCGGTCTATTACTCCATTAACGAAAGCATTTCCCTTTGCATGAAATACGGGATCAATTATGCGAAAGTTATCCGGGTTTATTCCGCCACCGAATGTCCCTGGTGCAGCGGCTGTTCCACCGCCACCACCAAATGCCCCGGCAATCGACCCTGCAACAGAGAGTACGCCGGAGAGAATACTGCTGCCTTCGGATTTGCCACCCCCGGCTTGCAGAGCGTTAAGGATCGTCTGTTTCAAGATTAGCTTTGTTAGCCATTCCAACGTGCTTCTGCCAAAAGCGATAAAAGCTTCCTTGGCGCTTTTGGTCCCGTCAATGAATTCCCACATAGCATTGGTTATGCCTGTTGCGAATCTATCTTCAATCTCACTCCCTATCTTTTGAAAAACATCACCAAAGGTTTTACCTTCTTCCCTTGCCTTTTTAAGGCTGTGTAAAAACCTGTCTAAAGGACCCTTTGTTTCTGCTTCCCTATCTTCAAATTCCACTTCCGTAATTCCACCACGGTCCATAAGAATCTTCAGCTTTGAGAGATATTCGTCGGCGGATATAAGCTTCCGGTCATAGGCTTCCCTGGCGACCTTTACGTCGTATTTCGCTTTTTTGTCGTAATAATTTTCCATTTCCTGGAGAGATATAATTTCATTTTCATGCATCGCCTCCATAATCATGGTATATTCATCGGAATATTTATTGGTTATTGCCAGCCGGTCTTTCAGTGCCTTGGTTAATATTTTTTTGTTTTCATCCTGCAAGTCCTTCTCTGCCTGGGCGATCTTGTTACTAAGCTCTTTGACCTCGACAAGCCTTTCCCCTGTTTCGGTCTGTGCTTCAAGCACTTGTTTCCGTTGCTTGAGATGCTCTATTTCCAGCTTAATGGCTGCTATCTTCTGTCCGGCGATCTCTAACGCCTTGACATCCAGGTCCTCACCTTTCTCCTTCAAATCGGTTATCTTCCTCAGTGCATCCTCTATATGCTTCTGCGCATCCTCCTGTTTCCTGGCGAGACTTTCCTGAAAGTCCTCAAGGAATTCTTCCTCTTTAATCTTTACTGCAACATCAATTTCAGGGCTTTTGCCTTTGCCCATCTTCTCCATGCTGTCTTTAAAACTGTTTATTCCGGACTGAAAAGATTTGAATTTGGAAAGAAAATCAATTTTATCGAAGGGTGCCAGACTATCGAAAAATTTCTGGATAGAAGGCGTCATAGTCTCGACAACCTTAAAGGTCTCAGTAATGTCAAGGCCGGTTTTTTTGATTTCTGAGGAAAAACTTTTCAAACGATCTTTTATTTTATCCGGGAGTTTATCAAACATGGATAAAACGTCATCCATTGGCATCCCGGACTTGGCCATCCTACGCAAGTCCAGTATGGTGCTCTGGATCGTAGCTTCGATCTTGGTAGCAATTTCTTCAACTTCTTTTTTTTGACGTTGGAATTCTCCCTCCATAAATTTAGCTCTTGAATGTTTTTGTTCTTCAGTTAAGCCTATGACATACGTGAGCTCCTTCCTTGCATTTTGCCACGCTTCAAATCCCTTAATCTGACTTTCATATTGCTTAGTAAAATCCTTGAGTTTTTCTATCTCCTGCTCAATGTTATCCCGCACCCGGGCATTAGTGACCTCTTTTATCGCCGCGGCCAGCTCTTTGTATGATGCGGTCGTAAGATCTATTTTATCCGCAAGCTCAGGATGGTCCTTAAGGAGCCGTTTAATGACGGATGAATACTCCAAAGCTATAACGGTGGTATCCTTATTTTCCTCCTGGGCCTTCTCCATTCGCTCATTGAGGTTTTTAAGCGCACCTTCATAAACCTCAAGAGAACTGATTATCCTGTTATTCTCGACAATCAGTTGCTCGCTTTTTTCAATAGCCCGCTCTGTTGCACCGGAAAAGTAATTTATGGTTGTTACGACTGCCCCGACTGCAGCAGCTATTGCGAGGAAGGGATGTGCTTTGATAAGTGTTGAAAAAATTGAAAAAGTTGCCGCCGATGCGCCCATCTGGCGTGTGAGTATCCCGAATACCGTGATAAGGTTGTGAAGGGAGAGATAAAGCCCGGTTCCGGAAATCAAGGGGATCAGGATGCTAATGGCCTTTATTGTGCCATAGATGGCCATGGTCCAGGCCGTGAACTGAATGACAAGCTGTCCCCCGACCGTCTTAGCCAAAGAAGCCGCCGCATCCGCAACCGCTCTCATTAAATCAATAATGGCGCCTAATGCCCCTGCAACTCCCGCTTCACCGAAAGCAAGTGCCACCAGTTTCGCCCGGTCTACCAGGTTCTTCAATTTAACTCCAAGACCTTCGGCCTGTTTGGCGGCCATGTCCTCTGCCGTACCGACCTCATAGACCCTTTTCAGTGCCGTTTGAAAGTCCCCGGCCATGAAAGACTTGACAAGAACGGCAGCAGCCTGCGCCCCACGAAGCCCGAATAACGAGTAGGCTTTACCCATATCAACGGTACCCTTCGTATGGTCCCAAATAGTCGGGATTAAATTCTTCAGGGCTGTCTCATATCCAACTAACCGCGGGTTTACGTCTTTAACGTCAATGCCATATGACTTGAACGCATCTCTGAGCTTTGACGTAGGGGCCATGAGCCGGGCAAGGACCTGACGCAGGCCGGTGCCTATTGTGCTGGCCCTCATTCCATTGTTCGCCAAGACCATCATACTTGCCGCAGTCTGTTCAATTGAAAGACCGGTCTGGGCCGCGGCCGCAGCAACGAAGTTGAATGAGATACGCAGCTTGTCAATGGTGAGTTTAGATTTATTGATAGCATTGGCCATGACATCGGCCACCCTGCCTGCCTCGATGGCATCAAGGCCGAATGCACGGAGGGTAGTGGTCATGAGGTCCGTGGTGAGCTGCATACTCGAAAGTGTACCCGTAGCCAGGTCCGCCGTAGCCTGCATGGCATTCATGGCCTCTTCAGCGCTCAATCCGGCCTGGGTGAGCAGGACCATACCCTCAGCCACTTCAACCGTGGAGAATTTGGTAGTACGGGCAATCTCTTCGATTGTGTCGCGCATGGCCGCAATCTGGGCGTCTGTCGCGCCACTGATAGCCTGAAGGTTTTTCAGGGCCTGGTCGAAATCGATGATTTCACTGATTCCCGCTCGAAGGGCACTGATTACAGTGTAAATAGCTGTAGCCGCAATTCCGTAACTTGCTGTTACTTTGGCGGCCGCGGCAATTCGGTTAAAGCCCCCCTGGACTTTAGCGATTTGTTTAGTAAAATTCGTATAGTCACTACTCGTTTTTTTGATGGCTGCCCGATGTTTATTGAGAGCTGTATTATCCTTGCCAAGCGACTGGGCTAAACCGCCACCACGGGCTTTATTGGCAAGCTTGGATTGTAGGTTGCCAAGCTCGGTTACTATCGAGCGGACCTGTCCAACCGCCCGCCTGAATGATTGATCAAGCCGACCGGTAAATATGGTCCCGAGACTCATTTCACGGTTTGGCATTTAATTTATGTCCCCCTCGTCGGCATAGCCGTCTGTGCCCATGGTTTGAATTTTTTAATCAACTTTGCTGTCTCAGCCTTCCGCTCTTCCGGTGTCATTTTTGCATATTCATCAGGATGCTTGAAAATCACGTCGTCATCGTCAGCTTTACCATCGAAGTTACTTGCTTCCCCACCATCAATCTTGGCACCGTGTATGGCGGCAAGGAACTTATATCTTTGAAACTCTTCCTTTTCAGACGCGTCGAATAATGCCAATAGCTGCCGATATGTTAACCCCCCGTCTTTGAAACTTTTTCTGTAGATATCTTCGAGTCTGCATTGAGGATATCTTCTGAGGACTGCTGCAACGACCTCCCCGAGAGCAACTCCTGGATCACCGGATTTTTTTCGAGAAGGTCTTCTACTTTTTTTAAAAGTACCGCGTAGTTCATCTCGTAAATGATCTGTGCAATCTCAAAAGCCTGCTCATTGGTTATATCCTCAAGAATCGATTTTCTTTTCCGCCAAACGCAAAAGCGGGACAGAAAAGCGGTGTTTCCCCCCAGGGCCTCTTTTGTATCTTTCACAACCAAGTCCAGGACCCAGGATATGTTTTTCTGAAGAATGCCGAGGATACTTGCGATAAATGCCTTATCATCGCTATTCCCTTTCAAATTCGAGAATGCCTGCACCCCGGCATTGATCAAATCTGAAAGCTTGAATTGGTCTGCAATAGAGATAGGGAGTATCTCAATCATCCTCAGTTCACGTTTACCTATCTCGACTTTCTTCCGTTGCGGATTAAGTTTGTCGGTCATTCGGGTTCCTCCGTTGTGTTACCCCGGGCAATTGTAATGCCCGGGAGATAAAGGGTTAAAATCACGAAGCATCGTAAAATGCTATTCGACCAATCGGCATATCATCCCAAACAGCATTTCCACCACTGATACCAGAGTCCGCTCTTTTTGCGGTAATCACGATTGGAGACGCAATGCCTTCTTCTTTCTGAAAGCCTAAATCTGCATCCCCCGTAACTTGAGAACGCGGGAAGATCGCATCCATGGTGTAGTCGGTATTGGGGAACGAATAATGCAGCTCAGTTCGCAGAAAAACCGGGCTGGATAATGCCCCGAGTTTAATCTCACCGGAATGAGCTAAAGCATAATCCCCCGATGTGGGATCGATTCCCCAGACAAGTGCAAGGTTATACGGGGAAAGTTCTTCGAAGTTTCCTTCAACACGAGCACCCTCGCGTACCGCAATGATGTGATCCTCTAAAAGAGGAAAACCCGATTCATGCGTCCAATACTCCCTGGATCCGATAAACTTACTGTCTGTAAGGGAACCAATCGAATCACTATCGGTCAATACATTGTGGATTGACCCGATATTGTCCGCCGAATTCCCCACCCTGAACTGTGCCAGCCCCAACGCAAGCGAGCTGGTATCCTTCGTTGTTGGTCCGGCCATAATGAACCACCTCCTTATAAATAAAATAGGTTTATGGATTTTTTATTCGGATGAAATCGATTGGTTGGGGACTGAGAGGTATCACATATTCAAAGGGCCCGTTGCGACCCTAAATAAACAATTAAGATTGCTGAAATGTCGGATGTAGTTCTGTCCAGTGATCACAATCTTTCGCAAAGCACCGGATTGAAACAGAGCCATGGATTATCAACTCAAGAGAGGGTTTGGGTTGATTTGAGTTGGACTCCATAATAACCCGCCCATCCCTGTCTTTAATGCGGCCAAAGCGCAGGTGGTATTCGCCATTTCCTACCTGTACGATTAAATTCTTACCACACTTCTCGCATTTAATGAAGTTTTTTTCTCGCATATTAAAACTTTGCACCCCACTTGAGGACCATCGGAATGATGATATATTTAGACCCATCCGGGGCCCTCAACACCCCTGACTCCGGATCGAAATAAACGGACATATACCCGACTATTACCCAGGGACTGACCCCGCAATTATAAAGGGGAATCCGTGATGTTTCGGTTAGATATCCAAGGACTGTATCCTTCAATGCAAATAGCAACGTTCCCTCAGGATCACTTCTGGTACAGCAAAAAACTCTGGGCATTCGTTTAAAAACAGAACCTTTCAGAAGCGTGCCATCGTCAACTGCAACCCATTGCGCCGAACTGCTATCCGGAGGAGCCGTCCAGTCCCTGTCGAATATTACGGTTATTCCTTCGCCGATCTTAATATTGTCGATAAAGAACTTCTTCAAAGATTTTTGGTAATTAACTTCTTTAGCCGTCTGATCGAGGGCCATTTTTTAAATCCTCGCAAATTTTGGAGATCATAGGATAATGTTCTTCAACAAAATACCTGTTAGTCTCCGCTTCTTCCGGATCTTTCATGTTGGCCTTGATTTCACACATCTCATAAGCCTTTCTTAGCTTTTCCAGTTCATCAAGGCTGTACTCAATGGTGACGTAAATGCCTTTAGGCCTGATTTGAAGGACTTCAGCCATTTTATGCCCACCCCCTCTTGATTTCGTGCAGGGCTTGCTCGCCCCTTTTCTCCCAGTCATTCTTCGCATATTCATCCTGAGTAGGCTTGAACATGGGCCTTAATTTTTCGGCCTTCTTGCCATACATGGCAATTGATTTTGGCGGACCTTTATCCCCAGAACCAAACCAGGATTTGCCGCCTTTATCATAGATTCCGGAAGGTATTCCGGCCATCCAATCTCTTCCGATTCCTCCCTTTGAGAAAGGAAAGGTACGAATGTTCCTAACGAGGTCTCCCCCTAAAATCCAATAAGGGCCGGGGAAGTATTTTGCCTTCCATGCAGCATACTGTATGTTGTAGGCAGGATATGTCCCAAACCTGCGGCCGGACAAATGTTTCCAATTTGTTTATGGGAAAGCTCTATGGCACAAAGCCGCTGCATCTCATCTTCAATCCAATAGCTGGCCCGTGTGGTTACCTTTTGAATAGCCCTGTTCCATCGCCTGTAATCCGTAACAGATATTCGGATTCCCATGCCCTGAACCACATTCGAGGCAAACTTTAAAAGATATTCTGCAAGCGCTGCATTGTTCATCCTTCGATCCACCCGTTAAGAATATGTTCGTGTTTCCACCTGCCAGGATCCGCGGGAATCAACCCTTCCGGTTTCAAGATAACATGCGACCGGAAGATCCTCGGGGCCCGGAAGTACCGGAAGCCCTTCTCTGCCTCGGGATCCCGCACCCGCTTATGTAAAACAAAGCAATCAATCTGCTCATTATTAAGCATGGTTGGAAGAGCCTTAGCCAGATCCCGGTTTATTGCTTCATTGTCATACAGAAATGCGAACCATGAAGCATAATGCGTTCCCACTAAGTAAAGCTGTGAAGCTCGGATTTGTGTCACCTGGACTGGTACAGTGTTGACCGAGGCCGCGGCACGTTTTGCGCCGGCAGGTTCACCGTCTCCAG